ACCCGCACCGACACGATGCGCAAATACCGCGCGATCGCCGCTGCGCACCGGCCGACGTTCCAGTTTGGAGGGATGAGATGAGCGAGAACGACGAGACGGTGCAGCGAGTTGCGCTAGCTTTAGTTTCTGCATGGCCAGCATCGTGGATATGGATCGACGGGGAAGCTGAGATAGGAGCTCGCGCTGCAATCGCCGCGATGCCCGAGCCGTGGCGGCCGATCGAGAGCGCACCAAAGAACCAAATCATCGATTTGCTATTCCGTGGCAACCTCAGAATCGTGGATTGCATTTGGTATTTGGAAGGGTGGTGGTCGACCGAACAGGGTGACCCCATGGTATGCGTCTCCGGGCTTTCCAAACCTACCCACTGGATGCCCCTCCCATCGCCTCCGGAGGTTTGAGCAATGAGCCGTCCCCGCCGTCCTCACAATCCAGCCGCGCCCGTTCATGACCGCCGGTCGACCGAGTTCAACCGCGGAATAGCCGCGCATATGGCCGCGATGGAGGTTGACGACCCATTGGAGCGTGGCGCCAAGCTGATGGTGCTGCGCAATACCCGCAACGACCCGCTGGCCGGCATGCACGCCCGTAAATTCATCGACGAATGCCAGTACCAGGCCGGCCGAGCGTTCCAGCACGACTTCGAGACGGCAGAACGTGGACCGCGGGCCATCGACCCTGGCAAGGAGGCGGTGGACGGCGGAAGGCTGCCAGAACCCATCACGGAGGCCCAGCGCGCTGCCGTGGTGCGGCTTATGCGCGCCGAGCGGGATCTGGGCAAGGACGGCGCCGCGCTCATCCACGATGTTCTGATCACCGGAATGGGAATCTCGCAGTTGACAAGTCGCAGGGGATTCGGCGGCGGCTATTGGCGGGAACTTTTCGGCCGCAAGCTGAACGTATGCCTCGACCAGCTGGCGGTCAGCTATGGGTTTGCGTCTGAGCGGCCGGGTACAGCAGCGCCCCGGCTTCATCCGCTGCTGCAGAAAGCTATTGACGAAGCAGCGCACATCCGGCCACGCGCTTGACAAGGGCAATGGAACCTGTACTTTCCCTATTGTCGCAATGATTTGCACCGGCCCGCCTCGCGCGGGCTTTTTGCGTTCTTGGAGAGCCAAGATGGCCAAATTGACCGCCGGAAAGCGTGCTTCGATGCCCAAAAGCCAGTTCGCCGGCCCGGGCAAATCGTTCCCCGTCAATGATAAGGTTCACCAGCGCATGGCGATCTCCGGCGCAACCCGTTCAGAGTGAGCCGGCAACATCTCCGAGGCAGAGGCCCAGAAGATCAAGGCCCGCGCGCGCGGGCTGCTCAGCGGCATCGGTAAGAAGTGAAACTGTAAGCCGTTCAAAATGTTGAAGAATTAAATATGGCAGGTCGACCTATCGGGGCGCAGAACAAGGACAAGCCATTCCGGGAAGCAATCCGGATGGAGGCAAATCTTGCGGCTGATGAGCAGGAATGCCCGGCTCCCAAAGGGTCGCTACGATGGATTGCTCGGCAATTGCTGATCCGGGCAGGTGAGGAAACCGCGGCCGCTCGCGAAGTCGGAGACCGCCTCGACGGAAAGCCGGCCCAAGCGATCGTAGGTGATGACGAAAACGGCCCGATCGAGATCATCCATACGATAAGGCGCATCATTGTCGATTCAGGAAATCCTGACGGACATCCAAACGGCGAAGGTGTTCCAGCCGCTCCTGGCTCCGGCTCGGTATAAGGGCGCATTCGGCGGCCGCGGCTCAGGAAAGTCGCATTTCTTCGGCGAACTCGTCGTTGAGGAATGCCAGGCAGTCAAGGGTACCCGGGCGGTCTGCATCCGCGAGGTGCAGCGCACCCTGTCGCAAAGCTCGAAGCGGCTGATCGAAGACAAGATCAGTGCGCTCGGGGTCGGCCAAGGATTCAAGCTCTTTCACGATCGTATCCAGGCGCCAGGTGACGGCCTGATCATGTTCACCGGCATGCAGGACCACACCGCGGAGTCGATCAAGTCGCTTGAAGGCTTCCGGATCGCATGGACCGACGAAGCGCAGACCATGTCGGCGCGGAGCCTGTCGCTGCTGCGGCCGACGATCCGCGATGAAGGTTCGGAACTCTGGTTCAGCTGGAATCCGCGGCGCAAGTCGGATGCGGTTGACGATTTCCTGCGGGCTAGGAAGCCGGCCGGCTCGGTTGTCGTTCAGGCGAACTGGCGTGACAATCCGTGGTGGACCAAGACGCTTGAAGCGGAACGCCTGCTCGAGCTGCAGCTCTATCCGGATCGGTACGACCACACATACGAGGGTGGCTATGCCAAGGCGTTCGAGGGAGCCTACTTCGCGCGGCTGCTGGCTGAAGCTCGTCAAAGTGGGCGAATCGGTCGCGTGGCTGCCGATCCTCTCCTCCCACTTCGTGCCTTCGTTGATATCGGAGGATCCGGCGCAAGTGCCGATGCCTTCACGATCTGGATTGTCCAGTGGGTCGGACAAGAGATCCGCGTCCTCGACTATTACGAGTCCCAAGGGCAGGTTCTCGCCTTCCATGTGAACTGGCTGCGTTCCAGGGGCTACCAAGGCGTAATCATCTATCTACCGCACGACGGCGTTCAATCAGACAAGATCATTGGCAAGCGGTATGAAGATCACCTTCGAGAAGCTGGGTTTACCGTCGAGCCTCCCATCAAAAACCAGGGCCGCGGCGCCGCAATGCAGCGGGTTGAAGCGCTGCGCCGGCTCGGACCTCAGCTTTGGTTCAACGAAGACACCACCGAGGCAGGTCGGGACGCCATCGGCTTTTACCATGAGCGCAAGGACGACATTCGGAATGTGGGTTTGGGTCCGGAACATGATTGGTCGAGCCATGCGGCCGATGCGCTCGGCCTGATGGCGATCTGCTACGAGCCGCCGGCGAACGCGACGAACTTCAACCGGAAGATGGATTACGGAAACGCGGGGTGGCGATGATGTTCTTCTACCGGCCAAACGGTGGACTATGGATGATCTTCCGTAATCGCCCATTGGTCGCCATTGACTGGATGTGCGGATGGACCATCCGTTTCAACCTGAGAACGAGGGTAGCGCTGCGTGCCTAAAATGTCCGTCTCTGACCTCCGCGCCATGGTCAACGCCGAGAAGGCCAGCGCCATGGCCGCGACGCAGGCCGCCAACCTGATGGGCGAGCGCGCGGATGCGATGGACTATTACCAGGGCCACATGGAAAAGGATATGCCGGCCCAGGACGGCCGGTCGCGTGCCGTATCGATGGATGTGCAAGACACAATCGAAGGCTTGATGCCATCGCTGATGGACATCTTTGCCGGGTCTGATGAGGTGGTCAGGTTCGATCCGGTCGGCCCCGAGGACGAAGACGCCGCGCAGCAGGAAACCGACTATGTGAACCACGTGTTCATGCAGCGGAATCCCGGCTTCATGGTACTGTACGGCTTCATCAAGGATGCGTTGCTGAGCAAAACCGGGCTGGTCAAGGTCTTCTGGGAGGAGCGAGAGCAGGAAAGCCGCGAGACCTATTACGACCTGACTGACGACCAGTTCGCGCTGGTTGTCCAGGCTGTCGAGGCTTCCAAAGGAACGATGAAGATCGTCGAGCACACGGTCAATAACGAGGCCGAGGAAGCCTCTGAGCCGGTCGAAGAGAGCGAGCCGGCCTGATGGACGCCATGACGCCTCCGGCCAGGCTCCAGCCGCAGCCGCAGCCGCCAGCAGTTCAACAGCCTCCGGCCGTTCCGCCAAAGCCCGTCACGCACGATGTCACGATCGTCACGACCAAGAAGATGGCCCAAGCCCGTGTTCTCGGCATCCCGCCGGAAGAATTCGGGATTGAGCGCGCGGCTCGCGACATCAAGACCTGCAATTATGCATTTCACGAGGTCGTAACGAAGACGCCGGCGCAGCTCGAGGCGGAGGGGTTTGACAAGAAGCAGATCGAGAGCCTGACAGAATACACTGGCCTGACCGAGGTCGAGACGATCGCGCGTGATACCGTTTCCGAGCACCTTGCCGTTCCTGGCGGGGCCAGCACGAATCCCGCGGCCAAGCCGGTCAAGCTCACCGAGCATTACATCCGGATGGATTACGAGGGCAACGGCCGGCCTTGTCTCTACATGGTGACGACCGCCGGCGACCAGGGCGAGATCCTCCGCAAGGACGGAAAGGACGCCATCGAGCCGATTGATTCGATCCCGATCGCGGCTACCACGCCGGTTCCGATGACGCATCGGTTCTTTGGCCGGTCGATGGCTGATCTCGTGATGCCGATCCAGCGGGAAAAGACGGCTCTGAAGCGCGGGGCGCTGGATAATCTGTACCTGCACAACAATCCACGCGTTGAGGTAGCCGAGCAGAACGCCGGTCCCAACACGCTAGATGATCTGTTGACCTCTCGGCCTGGCGGCGTGGTTCGAACGAAAACAGCGGGCGGCTTGAACTGGCAGACCGTGCCTGACATCACCACCAGCATCTATCCGATGATGCAGTATCTGGATGCCGAGCTGGAAACCCGCACCGGCGTCACCAAGCAGGGGCAGGGCATCGATGCCAATGCGCTGCAGAATCAGACGGCCACCGCGGTCGCGCAGGTGTTCTCGGCCTCGCAGATGCGAATGAAACTGATCGCGCGCATCATGTCGGAGGGCGTGCGGGACATCTTCTCGCTGCTGCACGGCACGATCCGCAAGCATGGCCAGCAGGCCGAGACCGTCCGACTGAGGAACAAGTGGATCACGGTCGATCCGCGGAACTGGAAGACGCGGGACGACATGACCATCAATGTCGGGCTCGGCACCGGTGGCAAGGCGCAGCAATTCGCGCAGAACATGGCGATCGCCGGGATTCAGGAAAAGCTGCTTGCCGGCGGGAAGACAAACCTTGTCGACGACAACAACATTTTCAATCTGGCCACCGAGCTCTGCAAGCTCCTGGGCCACAAGAACGCGGACCGGTTCTTCAATGATCCACAGGCCAAGGATCCCAAGACCGGCCAGCTGATGCATCCTCCGGCCCCGCCGGCGCCAGATCCAAAGGTTATGGCGATCCAGGCCAAGACGGCCGCCGATATCCAGCATCAGACCGCCAAGACGCAGAGCGAAACGGCCATTGCTCAGCTCAAGGCCGAGCTGGACGCAAAACTTGCGCTATTGGATGCTCATTTGAAAGCGCTGGAAGCAGCGCAGGGCGCGCGGCATGCCGATCAGCAGCACCACGCCCATATGGCCGGCAAGATCGTTGATCTGGTCGCTGCCGGGCATGCGCACGATACGAGAATGGAGCAAATGAAGGGAAAACCGGAGGACAAGGCATGAACGAGGAACGAAGGACTGAACTTGCCCAGCTGATCAATGAGGCGACCCAGCATCGGCTATCGATGACGGAGGCGCTGGTTCTTATCGACAAGATGGATGCAGGCAACTGGCTTGCGGATCATGTCGACATCATTGAGGACGAGCCGGCTCCCGTCGAACCGGTGATCGAGGGCGCCGACGTCCCGAATGAAGAAGAGCTGGCGCCTGAGGTATCGCTCGATTCATGATCGACATCGTCGAGGCCTACAAAAAGACGGCCGCACATCTCCTCGACGATCCCGACAACCCTGAATATCTTGCCAACCAATACACGCTGCTCTCGACGACGCCGCGCAGTCTGGCCCAACTGGCCATTGCCAAACGCTGCGCGAACGTCGCCCCTACCGAGTTCATCGCGGTATTCAATTACGCTTCTGCCTTGATGCGGAGCGGGATGGACAGCCTTCCTCAGTTCAGGATGGCGCTCGAGCTGGCGCCATATGATCGCCGCTCGCTTGTCATGCACCATCTCGGCTTGGCGCATCACGACCGTGGCGAGTTCCAGGAAGCGCTAAACTGGTACAAGCTGAGCCTTGAAGCAGACATCAACGAGCCGAAGATTCATCAATCCATCGCGATCGCCAAGCTCGCCATGGGCCGGCTGAAAGAAGGGCTCTATGAATTCGAGGTCAAACACCACATCAAGCCGCGCAAGGCGATATCCCAGGCCAAAATTCCTTGGTGGAACGGCCAGGATCTCACCGGAAAGCGCGTCATCCTCACGCACGAGCAGGGTTTCGGCGATACCCTTCAGTTCATTCGTTTTGCTCCTTTGCTGCGGGCTCGTTGCCGGCACCTTGTTTTTTCAGGCCCTGAATCACTTGGGCCGCTGATCGCCGAGCAATTCGACTGTTTCGACGATGTGATCAACGAGGCCGGCCCGTTCAAGGCTGATTTTGTGACGTCGCCCATGGCTGCTGCGGCTCTCATGGGCATCGAGTACAAGGACATCAACGGTTTGGCTTACATGACGAGCGCGCCTGTCAATCTCCACGCAAGGGGACGGTTGAAGGTCGGCCTCTCATGGAAAGGCTCTCCCGGCTATGCGAATGACGCACTGCGATCGGCGGACCTACCTGCCTTTTGCCCGCTCTTCGACCTGCCGGGAGCGGCATTCTACTCGCTCCAGGTCAAGCCTGGACCAGAGGAAATCACGAGCATGGGGCTGGACGGCTTCATTGCCGATCTCGGTTCGACCTTCACGGATTGGCGCTCGACCGCGGCGGCTATCGCCACAATGGACGTAATCGTGGCCACGGATTCGGCGAATGCTCACATGGCCGGGGCGCTGGGGAAGCCTGTCCTGCTAATGCTTGGGAAGGCCCCGTGCTGGCGCTGGATGAAGGGCAACACAACGCCGTGGTATCGAGGGCACAAGATCTTCCGTCAAACCACGGTCGATCAATGGCCGATTGAGGCGGTGCGCAGAGAACTGGAGGCCATGCTTGGTCGACGAACATCAATTGCTGCGTGACAACAGCCGCGCCGTTGAGGCGCAATCGCTGCTCGACAATGCGCTGTTCAACGATGCCCTGGCCACGCTGGAGGCCGAATACATTGCCGCATGGAAGGCCACGCCGCTGCGCGACACCGAGGGCCGGGAACGTGTCTGGC